GTGCATTTGTTGGATTGTATTTAATACAGCCGCTTGTGCACCTTCTGGACCTGCTGAACCGTTCACTGCGTTAACATAGTCAACTGTGAAGATTGTTAAGTCTTTACCTACGTTCTCAAAAGGAACTGTAGTTGCCGCTGGGTTAGTTCTTGTAAATGTTGCCATTTTTATTTCTCCAAATTATATTACCCGAGTATGTCCGGGCATAATATTATTTATCAAACAGAGAAAATTTTGATTCTAGATGGTATTTTTAAAATGTACGTATATATCAGCCTGATGGCTAGTACTTTGTAGGATATTCTTTAGTAAGCGTTTAGTAGACTGCTTTTCACCGTCACTGACCATCCACCAATCAGCAACATTACGTCTAATTTTTTTGAGATTGCTGTCTGTTATTTTAAAATAGTCTTCTATACTGATAAAAAGTGATCTATCAATACCACGTTCCTTGCGGCCACCTTCAACTTCTCTAAAGTACCGACGTATACCTAATACAGGAACACTTATTCTTGGATTTGTTTTAATTCTTGCTGAATATTTGTCTTGATTATTTAATACTGCTAATAAGTTATGTAGATCAGACGCACTAGTTTTCATGCTGTCAAAGTTAGTATATGCCATTGTTTTATTGACATAATTTTTAGCCCACTTTTCGTCTTCATTTCTTAATATTTCTAGCATCATAAGCATACTAAATGCTATTTTAGCAACGTCTTCTGCCGACTTGCCCACAAGAGTATCAGAACCTTTAAACATTCTTGCTTCTGTTAATTCTTGTATTAGATCAAACATTATTGATTCCTTTTAAGAAAATTAGTTCTTGAAAACTCTAAACGATCTACTAGTTTGACAGCGCCACCGTCATGGCCTATTGCGACAAAGCCTTCTGGTGTTGTTACTTTATATCCATCTGCTGTTTTTTGAAATGTACCTATACCTTCTACCTGCTGTAATTTTCTTAATACAAAGTTTTTCATTTCAATAATACGTTTATAAACAGCCATAACTCCTAGTAGGGCATTTGAGTTATCAGCAACCCATTGTTCTTTTTGTTTAATTTTTTCTAGTCTATTTTGTTGAGCTCTGTCTGTAACGTTTGTAATGTCTTTAGTTAGTTCACCACGATAGTGAGCAACAAAGTCTTTGATAAATGCTGTTGGGTCATCAATGGTTTTTCCACTTCTAACCATTTTGTTAACAAAAGGTTTAATGTTTCTAGCAAACTCTTTGTTATTTAAAACAACATTAAAATTCTTAGGACCTAGTTTTTCAATAGTTTTGTATGTTGATGTTTCTAATGCTCGTAATTTATCATTTTCACTTTTTGTTAAACTAGCAATACCTGTATAGTCTTTATAAGTAGCATCGTCAAACCAAACATCAGCTGTTTGATCAAATCCTTGTGTTCCAAAAATATAGTTAGCCTTCATATCGCCTAAACTTTCACCTTCATACTTAGTATGAAATACTATACCAAGTTTAGCATTAGCAATTTTTGTTCCTAGATCTGAATCAACAGGCACTGCGTAGGTAATAGTATTCGGAGTAAACACATAACAGTTTTCACCATTGATATTTTCAGTGGTAACATCATTCTCTGTAAACATCAAATCTCCTTGTACAACCCCGCCAATATTTAATTTTCTTAAGTGCTGTAATGATGATACTAGTTTTGATGCTAATTCAGGTTGTTCACTGTAGAACTTTTCAATGTCTTTATTTGTTTTACAGACTTTAGGTTGACCTTTAGCAAATACAGATTTAGTGCCTACAAAGAAACGCCCATCTTTAGGATCAATACCACAAATGATTGCTGGACTACCGTCCCATTTAACTGTTAGTTTTGATGTTGTTCCGGTTCCTTCTGCTAACATCATTCTTAAACTTTCAATATGATCTAAAGCAGACATAGCACCTTGGTATCCTTGATTAAACACAAGATCTTCAAGATGCTCTAGGTGAGGATTACGACTTTCTGTAATTTGTTGTTTGGTAAGTTCTGCCCATCTCATAATTAATTAACTTCGATGTTGCAAGTTTGATCTTGACAGTAATTATGATATTCTTGGTCTAATACTTTAGCAAAACTTGGATTAACTTCTTTGCCCGTTTTAGTAATTGTCCACGGAGCAACTCCACCTTTAGTACTATACAGTTGCCCATCGTACCGAACAGTTAGTTCGCGTGGTCCATCTACTACGACCTGCATTCCTTTTTTCATTCTTCTAGTTGTTGGACTTGGTTTAGTTGGAACCGATACTGATTGCCCACTTGCTAGAGTGTCTAACTCTCTCTGTATTTCCAATGGCGCTAGTTCATATTTTCTATTATCAAAGTCCCAAGAAAGCCAGTTTTTCCCGTCCCAATTGATGTAATAGTCTTTGTAGCGGAAGCCTTCTTTAGTCTGAGTATCTGCTCTTGTTTCTTTCCACCGTTGAAAAGAATCAACTGCTTGTTTAGATATTCCTTTAAAAAAGCCTCTAAGAAGTCCTGCTTCTTGTATTATGTCTTTAATCTTCATCTTTAAGTTTTCTTATTCCACGAGAAAATTTCTTTGGATCTTGACCTCGAATAGCATTTAGTAAACGATTTTCAAGTTTACTAGCCTGTTCCACGTCATAGTTTTCTCGAATAGTTTTAATTAGATTTATAGCAGAGTTGATGACATTATTCGCACGGCTTTCTATTAGATTTTCTTTGTCTTTTGATATTAATAAATCATCTAATTCAGCAAGTATGCTTCGTGTTTTCTTTTGCATCACTGTACTCCAAGTTTAAGTGTATTTATGCTAAATTAATATTGTTTAATACTACTAGTCAGGTTTACTTTTAAGGCCAGCTAACATATTCTTTAGTTTACTAGAATCAACAGTGGTATCAATTTTAGGTTTGTTTATATCAGTTATGTTGGACTGTGATTTTATTTGTCCCATAATATTTGACCCACCTACTCCTTTGAGTCCACTTTCTTGTGCTTCTTCGCCAGGATCTGTAATACGTAAACTGTCTAAATCATAATCTAAGTCAACTTTCATACCTACACCACTTGATGATCTAGTTTTCATTAACTGTATTTGATAACGACCACGCTCACGCATAGCACGACTTGTAAAGATACCAAACACATTATCAGCAGTATTAATCTTACTCAAACCACCTGCGATATGACTGTGATCAAACTCTACTTCTTCAACAGCACCACGATTTAACTGTGAAGCAGTTATCATTAATATGTTAAACTCTTTTGCTAAGTTTCTTAATTCTTCTGATACATATTTGTCTTTAACAAACAAATCATTTGGGCTTACTTTTGCTGATACAGGCATCACAAGATCCAAATAGTCAACCATGATAAAGTCAACTTTCATTCCTGTTTGTATTTGTAGTTCTTTGAGATAACTTCTAATCTGATTTACATTTGACTGTGCTGGCATGTATTTGATACGCAACTTGCCTGACTTCTTGCCAACCATCTTAACTTTCATTTCAACAGTGTCCATGTCTTTGAACACTTCTTTTGTACTTACGTTTGCTACCATACTATCCATACGCATAGCACACAAACCTTCTGAAAGTTCTAGTGTTAGGAACACACCATTAAGTCCCTGTTGTATCCAATTAATTGCTATGTTCTGCATGAATAAACTTTTACCTGAACCACTACCACCCGCAAAGATGTTTAATTCACCTCTATTCATTCCACCAAACAATCTCTTATCTAATGTAGGCCAACCTGTTGTTACCTGTCCATTGTTATCTTTAATTGCTAATAGTCTTGCTCTTGGATCTTCAAAGTAGTCTGTACCCATGTCTTTGGTCAAACTAATCTGTACTGCGTCTTTGATTAATTTTTCAACTGGATCATATTCTCCCTTTTCTAACAAGTCTGCGGATTTAAGTATGGCACGTTCTAGTTCTTTCTGACGAGTAAATCCTTCAAACTCTTCCATAAACCATGAATAATGATCTTCTGTCAGATCCTTTGCTGGTTTAAGTTCTACTCCTGTAACTGCTTTAATTTGATCTATTGTTGGCAATGTTTTATGTTTATCAGCATGTTCGCTAATAAATTTAGCAGTATCTTTCAATGACCTATCAAAGTTATCTGGATTATAGATATTTTGAACTCGTACAAAACTCTGTGCGTCTTGTATCATCATTTCTAAAAATAGTTTTTGTAAATCTGGTTTATATTCTTTTGTCATATATACTTAATTATACATTTTTTTACGTATAATCTCAATCTTGAGTTTACTCGTTTCTTTACCATCAATTATTGATTGTAATACAAATAACTTTCCATATTTCTGTACTGCTTCGTTAATGTCTTTACACGTTTCTTGCCATACAGGAAAACTAGCAGACCAACCGTACTCCTGTGCGTCTCTTAATAGTTTACTACCTGCTTGATCTCTATCTGCTACTACAATAACCTCTCTACCTAAACTGTCAATTATGTCTGCTTGTTGTTCACTAACTTCATTGTGCATAACTGCTACACCATCAATGGCCATAGCATCAAATGGTCCTTCACATACTATGACAAATTTCCAGTCGGGGTGTTGTTGGTTAACGTTAAACACATATCCTGTATCAAATCGATTCCAATACTTTGGTTTTACTTTTGGATCTATCGCTCTACCAACATATCCAATTTGTTCATGTTTCCAATAACATGGTATAATAACTCTCTTATCCATGTTATTAGCTCTGTCTGTAGTAACATAGAATTTATACTTGTCCATATCAATTTTGCGATCATAGATATATTCTAGTGCTGGATGTCCTTGAGTTAGATCTGTAAACAACGTTGAATCTTTTGGTAACGATTGTATTTTAAATGTTATAGGTTCTTCTTCTTGAACCTCATCTTCAGGAGTTATTAAATCTTTAATACGAATAGCTTCAATGACCAATCTTTGTATTTCGTTTTGCCCAGCACCAAACCAACTTAGTAATTTTCTAAACTTGTATGTTAAATGTCTGCCTGGTTGGTAACTGGCTTTGAAGTTACAGTTAAAACAGTGATATGATATTGAGCCATCAGGATTATTTGCTATGCCACCACGACCACGTCTGTCAGGTGTTTCACCATTGTGTTCACAACAGACAGCATTAAAACTAGTCCATCCACTAGGGCTAGTCTTCTTTTTTGTGGGCAGTATTGTCTTTACAAAATCTTGTATGGTATTCAGCATATATTTTATTATACGCTCTTTTTAGGAAAAAATCAAATGATTTTTGGTTATAGACCGTATTTGCCT